CCCGTCTTTCATAACCATAGGCATACCGCCATCAGCGTAGCCACCCATAGCCATCTTCTTAGCGCCTGCTTTTTTCTTCATCATTGCCATCATGCCGGGATTCATTTTCGATGCCATACCGCCTCCTGATTTAGTGAACTCTTTTCCCACAGATTGAGGCACACCGGCCTTTTTAGCGAACGCAGGGTTGTGGGCAACCGCCTGCATAAACCGTTCTTGCTTCTTACTGACTGTTGGCATCTGGTTTTTTCCGGTTAGTTAGACCACGAACCGTATCGGATTCCCAGATACGAATGCTGAACCACACAATAGTGACAATAGAAAGCACGTTTGGTAACCATCCAAGAATAACGCCCAACCCCGCAAGGATGGAGACGTTGTCCATCAGGTCTGTCTCGATATGGTCTTTTAACATTTCCAAGCCCTCAAAGATTTATTGATCCGGCTGTTCGGGTCGTTCGCGGTCTTTGCAGAAGTCAGCTTCTTTTTCATCCCGGACATCCGGGCACAGAATGACTTCTTCCTAGCCCCGCCTTCCGGCTGTGGGGCTTTCAGACCGGGCTTCCCCGGATTAGCTGCGTTGTACGAAGCTCGTCCTTTGGCGTTCAAGCCGCCTTTGTCAGACTTACCTTCCTTGCGCTGCCATGCTGGAGTCTTAGCCATAGAACACCGTCGCAGTTACCGATGCGCCACAACCCACAAAGATACCGTTAGGGCAGTAGATGCCTTCGCCGGGGATCAGTACAGGTAGGCCAACCGTGTTAAAGGTATCGATCTCTAACGCAATACTGCTATACATCGTAACGTTACCGCTTGTGGTCGTAGTCGGCGCATCTGTACAAGTAAACGTGTCGTCGCCTGTCTTTGTAATTGCGTACGCGCCATCCCGGCCTGTTCCAGATGTAAAGTCCAAAAATACCCGATCCCCAGTCTCAAGGCCGTGGTTTACTATTGTGACTGTGATGGTGGCACTTGGACTTGTACGGCTGTACGTCCCAGACTTTTGCTGCGTTGGGTCGCATACACACGTATTTCTTGCAGACACCGTCGCACTTGTCACCGTAATCGACTTCAAGCGTACAGGGGCCTGCGTTACCAGCAGTCCTGTACTTGCTGCACGGGCGGACTTAACGTCTGTTTGCATCATGGCGCTACCCGTAGAAAATAGTCATCGTTATCGTGGTAGACGGCAACAAGCAAAACAGACCGCCCTGTGCAAGAATGCCTTCACCCGGAATCAGCGTGTAGAACGCCGTACCCGAAGAACAATCCAGCTCGACAAGTACTTTTGGGTACATCGTCACATTGCCGCTCGTGGTCAAACTCGCCGTGGTTACAGTAAACGTATTGGTCGTTACGTTAGATACCGTATACGAATCGTCTACCGCCGTGCCAGTCGTAAAGTCAAGACCAACCGTGTCGCCGTTGGAAAGCCCATGATTAGCGATGGTAACGGTGCAAGTCGTTGACCCCGGAATGTCGTACGTACCCGACAAAGCACCCAGAGTATCAACCACGCATGAGTTAAACGTAGTCGAAGTTGAGGGCGAAATAACTACACCCTTTAACCGGGTACGATCCGCGTACGCAAGCGAAGAGCTTGTCGCGTGGAATGACTTTACGTCGTATTGCATCGCCATGATAGGCTCCTCAATTAGACGTTCTGCTGACCAATCAGCGGATCGGTGACGAAGTAAGTGATTACGCCAGCCACAGTGCCCGAAGCCGAAGTATTGTCAGTGACAGTCACATAAGACATTTCAGTCAGTGCCGCGCCTGTCACAACCGAGCCAATTGAAGTGGTGCCGACAGCGGACACGTCCAGCGCGGAAGCGAAGAAGTTGTTGTCAGCAGTGCCGGAGGTATAGCCAGTTGCGCCAATATCACAAGTACCAGCACCAGCATCAGTTACCGAAATAGACACGATAACAGCGCCAGAAGGCAGGATCAGCGAAGGTGCGCCGGAAACCGAAGAGACTGCAACATTGGTACCAGCGGTAGCTGGGGAAGCATCAGCGATGTAGAACTGTGCAGCCATTACGCCGGAGCCACAGTATGCGGTGCGAGTCTGATCGCCGCCGCCCGAACGCCAAATACTTTGGGTGGTAGAAAGTGCCATTTGAATTGTCCTCACATGCGAGTTAGGTGTAAGCGATCTGCATGTCGTCAGGCCGGGGAGCCTGTTCGCAAACACCGGGAAAACCCCGGAATAACTACTTTATATACTACAAAAAGGGGGGCGTAAAGCCCCCCTTTTCTTTACGCGCCTTGCGAGCCGAACATACCGAGCGGATCAGAGAATCCAAAGCTGTAACGCTCACGAGCCTTGTAGCGAACGTTGCCAGTATCGAAATCCCCGTCCATTTTTGTATCGAGCGGGATACGAATAAAGTGCTTCATACCGTTCGGTACATCAGTGGTCAGGAACCAAGCATTCGTGTCGGTCAAGAAGTGGTTAATTGCGTAACCTTCTGGAATCGACCCGTTGTTCTTCAGTGCGTTTACGTCGTTGTCGTTGGTACCAACACGGAGATTGGTTTCCAGCAGACGAGTTGCAACGAACTGCAATGACGGTGGAATGATCAGCTTACGTGGACGTGCAGCAATCAGCAGGCTACGTTCGTCAGTCCAAGCTGCGATTTGAATCACAGCGTTTTCCAACGAAGTTTCGTTCAGGTCAGCAGGTGTCGAAGGGATGTTCGAGTTAGTGCCGCCAGAAACGAGTGGGTGCGCGTTCGAGAACAGAGCCTGACCGTCACCGCCCGGATAGGACGACGAAAAGCCGTTGTTCAGGACCGATGCTGCTTTGACCTGCTTGGTGTATGACATCGAACGAGCCAGCGCCTTGGTATAACGAGCCGACAGGCTGTCATACAGGTTATCTTCAATCGCTTCTTCAGTGATCGAGAAACCTTGTGCGATGGTCTCGTGGTTGTATCGAGCAGTCCATGCTTCCTGACCGTTGTCGTACGCGATTGCAGAACCTTCGTTCTTCACCGGTGCGGCACTGAAGCCAGACAGCTTGGTTTCTTCTTCGAAAGAACGCTCGGAAGTCTCGGTTTCGTAGATTTCCTTGTGTTCTTCGCCGTAGCGAGCGTACTCCAGACCGAACAATGCGTTCAAGCCGGGGAGCAGCTCTTTCAGTAGTTGTGCGCGTGAAATAGCCATTTATGTGCTCCTTATACGCTGGCTTGACCAGTCGGGTTGAGATACGAGTGGCCGCCGTTTATAGTTACCGTAGTGGTATAGACGAGCGGGCTACCGGCAGCGGTTGTAGTCGCTGTTGGGTACGGAGCATTCCACTTAACAATTACTTCGCTGTAGTTGCCAGCAGTGTTGGTAGTCTCAGGAACAAGATCAACAACACGGAACGGCAACGACTGGTCAGTGTTCGAGCCGGAGTCATACGCACCGATATTCGAGTTACCCGAAATGGTGGTATTTGTCGAAGGCTGCGAAATAGCAAGGTTGTCGCCCAGAATCGCAGCCGAAATCGGAGTGATCGTGGTCGAAGTAGCGCCGCCAGTCACAGCAACTTTGAACAGTTGATCAGGATCATCCGCGACATAAGCCACGATGTCAGAAGCAACCGTGTTAGCTGGGTAGTAGTTAGAAAACAACTTCTGACCCGTAGTTGGGCTGGTGAAGCTGCAGCCAAGGAACACGCCTACAACACCCGTCGCAGTGACGGTAGTTGTGCCTGTTTCTTTGACAATAACAGCACCCGCAATACGAACGATATCGCCGTTGTAAATCGGCGTAGCGTAGTTGCTTGCAATCGGGAGTTCACGAGTCTGGCCCGCGAACACCTGACCGCCGATCAAATTGATCGGTTTTAGCCCGTAGGGGGCATTTACAGTCGGATACGTCATGTTGGACTCCAAAAGTTAATAAAAAACTATTTATTACCTGTACCAAAGGTCGTCGTAGACTTCCGTTCATTGAACAGCGGCATACGAGCATCGCTCTGGCGCATCAATGTGTTGTCAACCGACTCAACCTGCTGCTCTGATTTGACACCGTAGAACTGATTACGAGCTTGAATCTTCTCTATAGGCATCTTGCACAGCATCAGACCGCCGATCTCAACGTTTCCTGCCGAGTTAGCCGGTAGCATTAGTTCTGGATGATCCACTGCTTTTACAGGCTCCCAGCCTTCACGAATCCGTGTGGATACGTTGGCTGAGTACGGCTGTCCATTAATTGCGGTTGCAATCCAACGGTAGCCATAGCCCGGTTCAGGGGTTGGGTCAGGCAGAGTGCTAGGCGGCTGATAAACGTATCGAGCGCTTTTTTCGCGTGTTTCAACATCACGGGGGGTGCGGGGATTAACCATTTGATGCCTCCAGTTTCAAAACTTCCTTTGCATATTGTTGATTGGTAAGACCGAGCCTACGAGCGAACGCTTCTTGCGTTTTCGTTAACCTGATCTTTTTTGCTCCGGACGAGCGTGTGCCGGGCGCTACAACCGTTGCAGGGGGTTTTTTAGTGGAAGTCTCGCGTGGCGTCTCACGCTTTTCTTCCCCGTAGTGTTCGGGGAACTTCTCACGAAGGCGAGCGTCGATCCGCTCGAAGTATTCATCGGTGCGGGCGTATTCCGGCCCGTTTTGGTTGACAAGCCGGGTGTGCATCCCGATTGCCATCGCAGTCATTTCTTCAAACCCTTCTACGCCGAACCACTGGTTTTTTGCCTGCCAGCGCAGGGTCTTTTCGTCGAGTTGTTGGGTTTGTTGCTGCTGCGGTTGAATATATACCTGTTCATTTTCAACTTGTAAAGGGGGTGGCCTAAAATTTTCTGCCTGCATCACCCGCAGCTTGGCCTCTTGTAGTGCTTCCTGTGCGGCGAGCATGGCATCGGAATCATAAGATTCTGCCGCCTCCTTATAGCGACGGCGTGCCATTTCAAGCTCGGCCTCGGCCTTTTCCTTCAGAACGGTGGCATAGGTCTGCTCTCCGCTAGACACGTAGGTCTTCAACCGCTTGTTCTCGTCCAACAGTTGCTGGACGGCACGGGCAGCTTCCTCGCGCTCGCGCAGGGCGGCTTCTTTGGCTCTGCGTTCGTCATGACGGGCATGGGCCAGCTCCTTGATGCGTTTCTGCACCTTCTCGCTGTACTGCTCG